CACACTAGAGACCGCGCGCATCGGGCCTTGAAAAAGATTCGTCCCGAGGGTGTAGGCGGAAAGCGGAGACGTTGCGACGGCGTCAATGGTTGCCGCGACTGCGGCGTCAGGTTCACTCATGAGTCATCGCCTCGCTTTCTTCGGTGTCTTGATTCGCCCTGCATGACCTCTTCGCTCGGTTCTTGTTCGTGCGATTTCTCTCCGACGCTTTGAGCGATGCCGGTATCAAGGCCGAGTTGAGCGACTTTTTTTATACGGCGTGCGACTTGTCCTTCGGTCGCGTTAATCGCATTCAGCAGGTAGTGCGACTCTCTTCCCGCTTCATGTTGCCATGATGATTCTTCATGTTGTCGCACCGCGTAGGCTTTCGCCGCACCGCCGAAGCCCGCTTCGACGAATACGCCGCCGCCATCTCGACGCGGTAGTGTGACGTATCCGGAATTTTGCAGCGTACCAAGATCCAATGGCGCGCGCTTCTTCGCTTCCGTCATAACGATCGAAGCGCCCTGATAGATCGCCGCCTCGGCGCTTTTGAGCGTCGCTTCAAGGTGTCGGCGTAGTTTGGCCTCGACTTCTTTCGGCGTCATAGGCGCGTCTCGTAATGGTCGATCGCGCCCTTCTCGTCGGGCAATACGAGGACAGAAAGAGGGCGACGGGCGAGCGCGGCGTTGGTCTGGTCAACGCCCGGGAGCCAAACCCGATCCATGATGGTGATCGCCGCCTCAGTGATGATCATCATGTTCGATGCTTTTTCTTCGCCGTCGGCGTCGTCTTTGACGCTTGAATCGTTCTCCACCCGCGCGGCGATTGCGACCGGGGGATCGTATGTGATTTGGCCGAACGCATCGACCGCCGCGGGCGATGCGACGTAGATGGTCTGCGCAAGTTGTTTTTTCAGTTGCGCGTCCATCGTTAGGCGTCCGTTCGATTCCAGCGTCGAGGGTAGAGATAGTCAACTTCGGGCATAACGTCATTAATGCCGCGAGCGAAGCGAGGCTGAATCGCGTCGGTGTCGGTCTCGAGGTCAATCTTCCCGTCGATGGATTGACCGCCGAAGAACACGTCGCACAACTCCGCACCCTGCGCGCGCAAGTCTTCGCCGAGTTTGCGATATGCCGCCGCGCGCTGCGAAGCGGAAACCGAAAGCGCGCCGTTCTTCGTGTCGACCTCGCGGGAGAACTTCGCCGCGATGATGTCGCAACAATCGGCTGCGGCAAGATTTACGCTGTCGCCGCGCTCCGAGAGATAGAAAACAATCGCCTCGTTCGAGACCAGTTGATCGGTCGTGTCGGTGTCGCCAATCATGAGACGAACTTGGTCCTTCTTCGAGGACGCGAGCGCCGAATCGTCAAAGGACCAAGTCATCGTCTCCCCCTATCAGGCAAAGGTGATCGCGTCGGACACCGCAAGTTCTCCGTGAGGCAGAACCAAAACGAGATACCAGGTATCCGCGCCGCTCTCCGTCAACTCAAGGTCGATATCTCCATCGGCCTCCGAGGTCAGAAGAAAACACTTTCCGGCGACCAAGGGAATCGCAAGGCCATCCGTCCCGATAGCGACGCCGCCATCGGGAGCCGTAGCCGCGACCGAATCCCCGTTCGCGTCGTCGGACAAGTACGCGAGAACCGAACCACGGTTTGCGAGGTCGTTAGCGTTCATGTCCTGCAACTGAATCGAAACGATGATTGCGTTCCCTGCTTCCGCACCTACCGTCATAGACGCCTTGAATGGCGCCTTGTCAAGTTGCACTGAGCCGAGGGTGAGGTTGCCGAGAAGCGCCTCGCCCCGCGTCAAACGATTAGCCATTGTCTGAATCCTGTTTTTTTGTTCGCCGTCGGCGACGAGGTTTTGATTTCTCGACGATTTCTTCCGCTTCCGCTTCCCGCACGTATCGAGCGGAAAGAAGTCGCGGAAGATTCCCCCAATCGTCCGCGGCGACGACGTCACCACGAACGAGTAGGGTTTCGCCAGCTCTGAAAGATTTCAGAACTTCAACGCGCATCATGCCACGCAAGAACCGAAGAAGTAACCGAGGTCGCTTCCCACGATCTTGAAGTCGAAACACATATCGCCTTCAATCCGGGTCGTGCCGTTGCGCTCGGGCAACTCGATGGACGAGATGACCATGTCGCTTTGTACGCCTGCACCGGCGAACAGTTCGGTCCAAGAGAACATGTACATTGCCGTCGGAACTTCGACGCCGGGAGCGGCTGCGACGTGTGCGAGAAGCGCGTTCTTGCCAGAGACGAAGTCGAAGCTATTGCTTGCGCCTTCGAGACCGGTGTTTTTCACGGCCTTGGCGACGATGATGCGATCCAACTCCAACAAGCGGGCGACCATGTCGACGCTGATCGACTCGGCGCTGCTGTATTTGTAGCGGTCCACGATGTCGGGGTGATGCTTCAACGCCTTCCATGCCTCATATCCGAGGAGGAGGGTGTTGGGCTTAAGTCCCGTATTTTTCAGCACGGAGGACACGCCGTCCTCGATGTTGTCGATGGGATCGCTGTTGCTGTAGTCGTCCCATTGCGTGAAGTTGGTTCCGCCGACCAGGTTGGTTCCCCAGTTGGCCGCGAACGCTTTGGAAGCGAACTCCACTTCGCGACGGAGCAACAATCGTTGGGTCACGAGTTGGGTTGCGTTGCGCCGCCAATCCAATGGATTGTCGGTGTTCGCTTTGACGTCCCGAGAAACGTCTTTGTGGATGGAGAACTGCTCGGAGAAGTAGCTGTCGGTGGACAGGCTGTAACCTGCGCCAACGGACTCCGAGGAACCGGCGCGCTGTTGCGCCTCGTCACGGAACCAATCGCCTTTGGTAAATACGTAATACTTGTCGCTTTGTTTCTGCACCGCAACGCGGGGAGCAAACTGAGCGGCAACAAAATCGGGTGCCTGTTGGATGTAGGCGACCGAGTGGTTGGTCATGATCGCGTCGACATGGACATCTGACGCGCTAGGCTGCAATGAAGGCATGATTCTTATCCTTTCTTTGTGTCGACGTTATCAGGCCGAGATGTAGGGGTTCACGCAATTGATCAACACTTTGATCAAATCGCCTTGAGCGGTAGCGGCTTCGAGCGCTTTGCCCACGACGGGGTCGTTGGTCGCGGGAACGCCAACTTCGGCGTCTGCCTCGGTAGCGATCAACGCGCCAGCGGAGATGATGCCGGAAGCGACTGCCTTCGACACGCCGAACAAACGGACGACGGCCGGACGACCGGCTGCGCTAGGTTTGTTTTGCAGAATACCGATGGGGTTGTCGGTCGTCGCGGTACACACGTTCACGGTGTTCGCTGCCGTCAACTTGACGAAATGGAATTGTTTGGTGGCGAGATTAGCGGCCGCTTCAAAAGTCACGTCGCTGATGAGTTGCATATCAGTAGCCATTGCTTAGGCTCCTTTCTAATCAGCGAGCGTATGCCGCCGCTGCGAGTTCGGGGTTGGTCTCGAAAGCCTTCGCAAGCGCGATTTCTTTCGTGAGAGAAGGATCGTTCTTTCGGAGTTCGTCGGCGATAGCTTGCGCGCGGCTGAACACGTCGGCTTCGGCGCCTGCGTCTTTGCCGACTTCCTCGAGAACTGCGGACTCAGACACCGCTTGTGAGGACGAAACGAGAAGCGCCTCGACCTTGCCCGCGACATCTGCGCCAACGCCATCGTGGATTGCGACGAGAAGCTCAACCAAGTCAGAACCGTTTGCGCCTGGAACGCTACCCATCGATTTCTCGACGCGTGCGGCGATTTCGGAGCGCTTGGCAATGGCTTCCATTTCTGCAAGTTTCTTTTCAAGCGCTTCGCGCTTTGCGACTTCGGTTTCGAGCGCCTTGGCGACGTCGTCCGCTTTTTCGACTTCGACCGAGGTCTCCTCGGTCTTGACCGGCTCGGTCATGTCTTCCACCTCTTCGGTTTCGCCCTCGTTGCCAAGGGCTTTGTTTAGTGCGGCAATCGCCGCGGGGATCTCGTCAAGCGACGAGAGAGAATCGATTTCATCGCGTAGGGACTTCATGATTTCGATCCCCTCGACCGCTTCCGCGAACTCTGCCGCGCTTTGCTGCATAAGCGCGAGCTTCTCGTCCGCGTCAATGTCTGCGCCTTGGATGCTTTCCAGCGATTCGTGAAGCGCCATCATGAGCCGCGCAAGCTGAGATTGCGCTTCGTCTTCCATCATGATTTGAGACATCGGTCGTGGTGCGCCGCAGTCTTCGCCGTAGCTCTTGCCCATCACCCAATCGGCGAAGCGGCGAAGCGGTCCACGTTTTACGATCATGACGTGGGCTTCCTGGTTCGCGCCTTTATCGACAAGCGAGACTTCGTCAAGTTCGAGTTTGGTCAATTCTGTTGCCATAGCCTGGATCCTATATGCGCCGATCTGCGCGTTCAAGAGGGGTTGACATTAGCTCCTGATCGCCTTGCCGCCGATGGAAAACATCCGGAAGTTTCCTTTTTTCACTTCCGACCATGTCGAATCGTCATCGATCTTGAAGCCGACCCACCATCCGGCGCGCTTCTCGATGCCGAGGACTGCGGCTTTTTCCGGGGTCAAGACGAACGACTCGACCAAGCGTCCAATGCCCTCGGTCCGCTCGTGCATCTCGCCCGCTTTGCGGGAATCAAGAACGAACTTGTAAACGGCGCCTTCAAGTTCATCTGGCGCGATAACATCGCCCTGTAAGTCCTCTAGTGGGCTTCCGTCTTCGTTCTCCAAAACAGAAGCCCAGCCGAACACCAATCGCTTGTCGTCGTCCAGCTTCGAAACTTCGAACGATTTTTCGGCACGATCCAAACGGCGGACGATCGCTTTCGCCCAAGTGTAACCTTCATCGCCACCCCAACCGTTCCAGGCTTGCCAACCCTTGCCCTGCTCAGACCACGTCTCGCCTTGCTTG